CCCCAGGATGCGAACCTGGTGATCAAGCAGATGCGCGACGGGACCGTGACGGATGTGACGGTGACCTGGGACACGCCAAAGGATCGTTTGGAGGTCGACGGTGAACCGTCATGATCTTCTCGATCTGGTCGAGCGATGCCTGACGGAGGTTCGAGAGAAATACTACTGGTCGATCGACTTTGAGATTCCGTGCGATCCATTGGAAATGTGCGAACTGATCGATGACTGCGAGAAGGTTTTGGAAAACGACAAAAGAAAAAAAGTGCCCGAGCATACACTGAGTGAGTCGCGATTGAGGAACTGTGGGGAGAGACCTCGGTCATCACTGTGTTGTCGCTTGGGGGAGAGTGGCGACGCCTCGGGCACTCAATCAAATGGAGGGAATTCGAGCACCCAGGTCTGATTCCCTCCAGACCATAAGAAAACGGGTGCTCTCACCAATCCAGCCCGATGTAGTCCAGCTAAGTGGCCTGCACGCCACGGCACCATCACAATGGGCAAACTGGTAGGAGGAAACAGATGGCGAGATATGAACTGCCGAGGACGGAGTTCCTGCCTCATCCAGATGGACCGGATGAGGGAGTCATCTACGAAGTTCGCGACCTGGGTGATATCGAGACAGCGTACGGCGTGAAGCACAAGGTTGCGGTGAAGGTTCAGAGTTTCGGACACATGATGGAGGATGGTCGTCCGTTCAGTGTCCAGAAGATGATGAACCTATCCGCACACGATCAGAGTGATCTCTACAAATTCCGGTGTGCTGCACTCGGTGTGAAAACTCTGTCCGACGACAAGGCAATCTTTTTTGATGATGAGGAGTTGGTCGGCATTCGCGTCGGTTATGTGGTCGAGCATCAAATCAGTCAGAAGAACGGAAACACTTACGGAAACATCGGTTCAATATGGCGTCTTGAAGATCAGACAAAGGGAGAGATCGTACTTGAAGCTCAAGGCAACGCGCCCCAGGCAGCGACATCGACATCGGGGAAAATCGACGACAAGGATCTCCCATTTTGAACTGGAGGTAAAGGGCAGCGGCTACAGCATTGAGCCGCTGCCCGATTTGTCATGGCGAATTTCATCCCCGAGGGGGCAGGAGTATTTGGTCGATCAGCAGGAGAGCAGTTGCAGCTGTCCTGCATTCTACAGCGGCAAGACTCGACCGTGCAAACACCTGACGGCGATCCAGAATCTGATCTCGCTCTGTCCATTCCTGAGCGAGCTGAACGGTTCCACTCCGCACATCCCTGGGTGTTCGATCAGCTCAAGGACCTCGCCATGATGTTGCAAGGCCGGGGTCATAAGCGATATGGAATCGGTGGATTGTTTGAGGTGCTGCGATGGCATCGAGCGATGCAGATCGACACGGAGGAGACGTTCAAACTCTGCAACGATTATCGCGCCTGGTATGCGAGGCACCTGATGCAGACGGTGCCGGAGCTGGCTGGATTTTTCAGCCTCCGGTCAAGTGTCTGTGATGAGGTAGGTGTGTAATGATTAGGACCAATCGGTGAATGAATCGGCGGGATGGCTGGACGGTCTATTTCGACTCGGAGACGATGCAGGAAATCGAACAGAAGGCGCAGGAGCGAACGCACGGTGGTCGTTTGTCGATGCGGACTTTAAAGCTGCGTCACAACAATGACTATGTCGGAGTGCTTGGAGAGTATGCCTACGCCTTTGTGTATGACATCCCCTTCGAACAAGTCCAGGGCTACATCGCTGGTGGTGATGGTGGTGTCGATTTCTATCTACCAGACGGCAGGAGCGTTGATGTAAAAAACAGCCTGGGCCGGAACCTTCGGCTTTGCAATTACACCCAACGAGATATCAAGTCGGATCTGATTGTCGGTGCGACATCGACTGATGTGGACAATGCGACACTGTGTGCGTGGATGACTCGTAGCTATTGGTCCGAAAACAACGAGGTCCATCCATACACCGGTAGTGGTTGGGCGACCTGGCTCAATCAGATGGAACAGATGGAAACATTTCCGATGCCGATGGTGATCGCTGTTTTCGGGAGACAGTGGTGGTTACGACCAGGAACAAGGCGACTGTAATCAATTTGATCGTTGCGTGTGTGGAAGACGGCATGCCGTTCACATACAGGCTCATAGGGGGCCGGCACGTTCTGGATGATGCTAAACCCGCAACAACCGGGAACGCCCCTGAGATCCTCTCTGACGCAACAACAGGAGCAGCACATGACTGACGGTGAACGAATCAAAGCGGCACGCAAAAAGCACGGACTGACGATGTCAGCCGTAGGCAAACGGTTGGGCGTATCTCGCCAGGCCGTTCACCAGTGGGAAAGTGATTTTCACAGTCCGACACTGAGAACCGCTCGGCGCATTGCCGGGGCTCTCAACATTCCCCTGTCCGAAATGTTGCGGGAATGAGTTACGACTCGTGGAAAGCAAGGGACCCGGCGATGGAGCGAGCCGGGCGAATCGAGGAAGCACTAGACAGATACGAGGACCAGGTGTGGGATCAGGTTCTACGATTGGCTGAACGTCAATACGAGGGGTATCGCGACGTGTTGTATGATCAGCTGATCAACGATGTTCGAATTGAGAACGCCGCACAGAATTTTCTGGAGAGTATTGCTGATGAGTGATCAACTGACCAGATCAGAGAAGTTCGTTCTCGATTGGCAGTATCGACACCTCGGTGGATTTTTTTCTGCCTTGATCGATACGATCAAGATCGCTGATAGCAAGAACCGCGAACTGTTGCGCCGGGGTTTTCCTGATGAGGTGTCAGGATATGAATCGTTCGCACACACGAGCGGATGGTGGGATGAGGTCCAGGCCAAGGCGAAACGGCTTGGATGGACAATCAAGATTTAGCTGTGGTTAGATGGGGTGCGGCAGGGCAGATGAAGGACAGGCGATCCGGTCGGTCCATGACGGCAGCGGATTGAGCAGGCAGGCAGGAGCGGCTACTGTGGGAACCAGGGAAGCCGCAACGCGACTCCGAAAGGTTGAACGCGTCCTGGTGAGATCGACGGTCGATCGATACTGAGTGGCAACCGAGCGAGGAGGGCCGTCCACCCTCGCGTCTGTCATACAGCTCTCCAAGAGTGATGATGACCGGACATAGGACCATCCCACCAGGTATCGAGCGAGAGTTATCGGAGACAACATCGGCGTGTTGCCACGCGACGGTGTTTGCTTTCGCCACGACGTGCCTGGTGGGAATGGTCCCTCCTATGTCTGTAACCAGATCCAGAGTGATAACGAAATGAACAATACGGGTACATGTCGCGATGACCTTTGGTAGTCTGTTTGCCGGCATCGGCGGGATCGACCTCGGCCTGGAACGTGCGGGGATGACCTGTGCGTGGCAGGTCGAGATCGACCCGTGGTGCCGAAAGGTTCTGGCGAAACACTGGCCTGATGTAAGGAGATACGAGGATGTCAAATCAATCGGAAGCGATACCCTGGGACCAGTTGAGCTTATCGCTGGAGGGTTCCCATGTCAGGATGTCTCAGTCGCAGGGCAACGGGTTGGAATCAGGGACGGCACCCGCTCAGGACTCTGGTCAGAGTTCCACCGACTCGTTTGCGAACTACGACCCCGATACGTCCTCGTGGAGAACGTCCCAGGGCTGTTTGCTAACGGGATGGGCAGAGTTCTCGGCGACCTGGCCGCAAGCGGGTACGATGCGGAGTGGGAGGTGCTATCGGCGGCAGATGTCGGAGCACCGCACCTACGTAAACGAGTCTTCATCACCGCACATAACCGAATTTCCGACGCCGGCGGCGACGAGTTACGGGTCGTCAGGGAACGAGGGGGGCGGGAACACACTATCAGCTCATCGTCCATCTCTGGAAACGATGGCGAGGAAGAACAAGTGGCCGACGCCCAGCGTGAGAGATTACAAGGGCGGGTATATCGGCGGTCGGATGCGGGACGGGAAAATATCGAGGGATACGCTGGATGTAGCGGTACAGCATACGGACAACAAAGAGAAAACTGGTGGGCAGCTGAACCCGACGTGGGTCGAGTGGCTCATGGGGTTCCCAATCGGGTGGACCGACTTAAAGGTCTAGGCAACGCCGTCGTCCCGCAATGCGCGGAGCAGATCGGACGCCGCATAATGGAGGTCACGAATGAGCGACATCGGTACACAGATGCTGATGGTGATGACCGAGATACGAGATGAGCTAACGGAGATCCGCAAGCAGTTGGGTCAGCAGTCAGCTGCTCCAGGAAATTCTGCCAGGTCGGAGTATGATGAGATTCTGTCCATGTATCGCGAGGTGATCAACCCGCGAGGTCAGATGACGACCAAGGCAAAGGAGAAGATCCAGATACGGCTGTCCCAGGGATACACGATCGAGCAGCTCTGCGACTGTCTGGCAAACACGACCGTCGATCCCTACTGGACCAAAGTTCGCCAGCCTATCGCTTTCTATTACGCCACGCAGGAACGGGTCGAGCAGCTGCTTGCGCTCGACATAGCCCAGGCAGCTACGGCTGTCCAGGAGGTGAGGGAAGATGAGCAGAGACTCGGAACCGGATGTCCCAAGTGCGGCAGTGAGCGATTCAGATACGTCACCACCGTCTGGCACTGCGAAAGCTGTGGACACACCCAGCAGGGAAAACCCGACGTGCATCCTCGATCAGGAATCGATCCTCGCGATCCTGTCGAAAAAGTGGAGCTGCGACTTGGACGAGGTCCGATCCCGATTGGCGACCTGGCTGGAGGCCAATCCCGACCCCAACTCGATCGACCGCGAACGCAACTCTCGACGGGCAACGGAAAAGGACGCTCGGCTGACGCACATCGACCTGAGCAAGCGGTGGGAGCGTCAGGTGACGATGACGACGAAGCCCGGTCCGGTAGACGTTGATGTCGAGCAGTGGTGGGAGCCTGACGACAGAGCAGCTGGAGGAATTTTACCGCTACGTCATGCGTCGGTGCGAACAGGCCGATCAGTGGCAGAAGGCGGGACGGATGGATTGGGCCGAGCAGGAGATGAGCCATCTCCAATTCCGGCTGACGCGGTGCGCTTCTGAGGTGCCGGACGACCGGCGTCGGGACGTTCTGGCGCGAGTGTTTGGGTCGGAGGTTTGAGCATTCCGGCCTGGAGTGCGCGTCTGAGATGATCGGGTCCGTGGTGTGTGGTGAAGTCCACGCGCGTGGACGCTACGGTATGCCGGTGGATGCCGATGTGGTCTGCGAGCTCCTGGTCGGTGGTGTTGCCATTCTCGGCCAGGGCTGTCAGGTAGGCGCGTTGTTTGTCGGTGAGTGTGTTTGGGTTCCAGTTGGGGTCGTAGATCCAATCGCGTCGCGGGTGTGTGAGGAGTTTGGAGAGTCTTTCGGCGCATGTGGCTCGTAGGTCGAGGCCGTAGTTGATGAGCCAGGTACAGGTGTCGTGGAGGTCCCTGGTAGCACTTTGGTTTCGGGATTGTATGGCGATATCGATGATGGGGCATGTTGGTTTTAGCGAGGGTATGCCTGTGGATGAGTTTTTGCGGTAGAAGGGGTGTTGTTCGTGTGGTTGCAGTTTCACCAGTATGCGTGGTTTGGTGGTGTCCATTCGGATGTGCAGTTTTCCGTCTAGGTAGTCTGGAGTCTGGTGTGTGATGCATGTGAAATCGCCGGGTAGGCTGGGGTATGGGATGTCCTCGGGGATGAGGATGGTGATGTTTGACATCAGGGGATTTAGAACGTAGGTGACGACATCCAGTGGTGGTAGTGTGGAGATTGGTCTGCCCGCGAATGGGGGGTGGTATTTGTGGGGCAGGGATCGTAGGCGGTAGAGGGTTTTGTCGATGCGTAACGACAGTCTGGTCCTGACGGTGGGTGGTGCGGAGTTCCAGGCGTCGGTGATTTTGTCGAGGAGGTTTTGGGTTTGGTATATGGGGTCTGTGGTGGCGATATCGGCTAGTTGCTGCGTCGGTGTCATGGTGATATGACCGTGTGGTGTATGGCGTATGCTCTGGGGTTGGGGATGTTGAGTTTGGAGAGTCGTCGTCGGTGTGTGCGTATGGATTTGATGCTGGTGTGCTGCATAATGGCATCGTCGTCGTATCCGTGCTTGGCCTCGGCTTCGAGGAGCTGGAGTTCTCGTGGTGTCAGTGATCGCAGGGGTGGTGGGTAGATTTCTCGGAGTTTGTAGGTTATGAGGTCGTAGAGTGCTGTGGTTGAGGTCTCGAAGATTTCTTCGATTTCATCGGCTCGGCGTCGTCGGATTTCGGCGAATGAGATCATCATTCGGGGG